TGAATAATCTTTCATCAGAACTTGGTCTAATTCGTTCCAAACATAAGGTAAAGCAGGGTTTCCCATTATCACTTTATAATAAATCCCCCAGCTTTCTTCACCTTTCGCCCATCCAACGATTTCAACCTCAAGTCTATTGTCTTGAACATCGACACCAGCCGTAAGCACATTAACCCTGTCAGGGATTTCTACTTCCTCATAAGTTCCATCTTCATGATTCAAGTATTCTCCATAATCTTCAGCCCTTGCCTGTATTTCCTCAAAATTAAATCTTTCAACTTTTTCTTCCCAGCATTCCCCGAGAGCTGTATTGACAAATACTTTCATAAGCTGTTCATCACCTTTTGCCGCTCTAAATTTACGAATTATGCTAGCCCATTTAGTAAACGGACTGTATAACTCCGATACATGAAATCCTCTTGAAACATGTGGGTCTACATCAGGATTAGTACTTCTCCATTCACCTTTAATAAGATTTCGTTTCCATTCGTATTCGCTCGAAGTTTCCATGCATTTCTGACATTTATGTGTAACATCTTCAAAAATAATATTTCCCCATTTCAAAGTTTGCATTTCACCACATTTTGGGCAAGGAATGTAATACTCATCTTTCGAGCTGTTCTCATATTCAAGTTCTATTCTGCTTCCGCCTTTGATTGTTGGTGTACTTGTCAAAACTATTTTACTGTTTGGCCAAGTTTTTACCCTTTCGATTGCCAGATTTAATGGGTCTCCCTCTTTTTTAGCACTTCTAGGGAAACGGTCAATTTCGTCCGCTAATAGAACCCTAATTGACCTACTTGCCAATTCTGAAGCTGAATTAGTCCCAGTTAAAACAATGTATCCGCCTGAAAACTCTTTTTGTCTTTTCGTATCTCTAGCATCGGAACTCTCAATAACTTTACTTCTAAGTTGCGGGGTCGATTGAATCATGTCATTGAGCCGCGTTGTTGAAAAATCAGCCGCCATATCTTTCGTGGGCATTAAAAACATAATCGGAGAAGGTTCGTAGTCCATAAAATATCCAACAGTATTCATAAGAATTTCTGTTTTTGATAACTGAGCTCCATACATCATCACAACTTTTTCTGTATTTTTATCAGAAATTGCCCTCATTACTTCTCTTTGAAATGGCACTCTGTCAGTTTTCCATTTTCCTGGAATTGCTGAACTTTTAGTTGATAAAACTCTATACATATCCGCCCAAGTATCAATTGTTAATTTTGGCGGTGGCTTTAAAACCAGGGCAATTTTTTTAAATAATTTAACTGTTCTTTTTAGGTCTTCCTCTAATTCTCTTTTCACTTTCAACTTTCACTTCCATATCTTCCTCATTTTCTACAAAAATTTTATTATTTTTAAACATATCTGGATCATATTCGCTAAGTTCCTCTAAAGCCTCAAATATTTCATCTTGAATAACATCCTGAATTTCCCCGAGATTATCCGAAGCAATAACTGCTGGTGCTACCTTGCTAGATATAGAAAGCAACTTTCCTTTAATGTTCATAAGCATATCAGTCATTACTTTTTCTACAATTGACGCTAAATGCAATTGATTTTTAGTTTCCTTAATTTTTAGGTCTTTTAGTTCAACATCTTTTTTTATTCGTTTTATCTCTTCCTTAATTTTCTCATCTTTCAAATTCAAATCCACATCATTTTTAGATTCAATATACTCAATATATCCAAGTACATTTTCCCAAAACAGATACTTGCCTTTTTCCGTTTTTTTTATTATTCCTTCACTAGCTAAATTGCGGAGGTGTCTATCTGTTATACCTAGCAATTTTGCTAACTCGTTTGCCTTTATTATCTGATTCTCTTTTACTAACATAACACCTCCATTTCGGAACGGAAACAAAACTTAAAAAAGCCATCATACATATTTTTTCTGGGGCTTCGAACCCGTTCACTCTTTTTTGAACTCTCAGAAGTACCTTTTTAATTAAAATTTTATTTTTTCTTTGTTTCCGTTTTAATATTTACTTTATATACTCACTATTTCGAGTATTTGCTCTCCACTTCTACTAATTTGTCTCTTAATCCTTTGTCTTCTTCTCTCTGTTTCTTCATTCCTTCTCTACACCTGTCAAGATATCTATCATATATCATTATCTTTAATCCATCTATCTTGTTGTCTATATCTTTTTCAATCTCTTCTAATTTGTCTAAGAGTCCCAAATTTCTTTTGATTCTTTCTTTTATGTATTTTTTTGTCCCATAACAAATAATTTGAAATAGTATTAATATTACTGCTATATTAATAATAAAACTTGCGATCGATAATATAATCAACATTTGTTATCCCTTTCTTTGATTTTTAGACAAAAAAAGAGCCGACTTATAAATAGACTGTTTCCAATCTATATATAAATCGACTCACAAACTTTTTGCTCTTGTCTTTATTCTATTGTATCACGCCATAATTCTCTCCCTTTCAATTTCTTATCTTTGAATTTAAAAGTCACTTTGACTTCTCCTTTCATCGAAATCACTTTGAGTAGTTCTACAACGCAAAAAAAAATATTTTTATCATTTTCAATTTGATTTATCTGCTCTTTACTAAGCATTTTACCTCCTAATTATACCTTATTTCCCTATTTTTTTCAATCCCATTTCTTGAAAATATTTTTCTTTCAACTCATCGAAGTTCATTTCATTTATTTCATCAAATTTCAAAACTTTTTCTTTAAATTTCTCAAATTCATCTTCCAACTTTTTTATTAATTCATTCGTGTTTGTTTCTTTGCAATCCCATCCACTGTCGCCAGAAAATGATTTTTGTGCTGATAGTTTAAATAATCTATTTTTGTATTCAACACAAACCACAAAATTTTTAAGTATCATTTGATCCTCAATATCATAATAAGTTTCAAATTTTCTATTTCCCATAAAATCTTCAATCAATTCTTTAAATCCTCTATAAATCAAATAATCTAAATTAATTTTTCCCATACTTTTCTCCTCTTTAATTTATTTTTATTTATCTTTATTATACCACTTTATACTCTAATCGCAAAAAACTTTATAATCCAAATCAGTCCGTAAATCACAAGTAGATTTACAATCATAGCAATCAAAAATGCTATTATATTGCTTATGCTAAATTTAAATGTCTTTGACTTGTTTTTGAATACAAGAACTAATCCGTAGATGTATCTTACCAGCACTAATACAGCCGTTAATGTAATTAGTCCACTTATCATTCTCATTATTATTTCCATTTATTCCTCCTCTGTTATCACAATTGCATTATCGATTGTAACTCTGCGATTATTCTCACTTATTAAGTTTAACGATATTCTTCCGCTCTCATCCGAATCTCTTACTCTTATCATTCCTTTATATTCTTTTAAGAGTTTCCCGTCGAGAGTATAAACCGTTACAATTCTTTTTAATCCACTTGTATCGCTTTTCCAATCTTTTCGACTGTCTTCCCATCTTGCACAACTTCCTAACGATCCTAAAATTACAATTCCTAATAATAATTTCTTCATTTTAATTTCCTTTCTTTTTTTATTCATACCAAACTCTTGTTTCTGTGACTTGTCCAGATTTTCTTTGAACTCTTTTAATATCAAAATATCCATCTACAACCCATTCACTTTTAGCGTGATAAAACCAAAAATAACCTTTTTCTGAATTTCCTACCACATAGTATTCTTTTTTAACATTTCTATAATTTATTGTTCCACTATGCCAATCTCCAACACTTTCTTCCTTTTTTATGATAGGAAGTTTTTCAAGAAGTGTTTTGTATTCAACTTGCAACAACGGATAACCGTTGTCTATTTTCAAAATTATTCCGTCTAATATTGTTTTTTCTGCCATTTATTCCTCCTAACTTTATAAGTTCTCACCATAATCGTTTATTTTATCATATTGCTCTTTTGCCTTTTTAAGTTCTGCTTCATACTCAGATATTTTATTCTCTAGTTCTTTAAGCTCACCTTTATTTTTGCTTTCTAAGTATTCTTTTAATTTTGTAAATTTTTTATCAAATTGAGAACTTATTTCTTCTATTGATAAATCCCGACTTTGATAATCTTTCATATCACTTAAACGTATATCAAACTGTATTTTCTTTTCATAATTTAACTCAAACGATATAATGAAATAATCTATGTAATTTGTGTGTTCTTTTATTTCAAATTTTCTTACTCTTTCATCTTTCAATATTTCAGTTAATTCTTTTATCTTTATTCCGTATAATTCAATAAGTTTCATTTTCTTCTCCTAATTTCTATCGTTTTCCCAACATCATCCAAACGTTCTTTATACCGTTTTGCCGACATCAGTAATTTTCTAATCCAATCGACTTTTCACGACTAATCTTTTTTGCCGTAAATACTTCGTTTGTTTGTATTATCTCAGCCAAAACGACTTTCTGTGACTGAACTATTTTAAAAAAGAAATTCCAAATAATACTAACAAACCTACAATCAATATTTTGAATATATTTTTTGCTGCTTTTTTTCTTGCGTATTTTCTTTGATTTTCTCTAGTATTAAAATCTTCAAACATTTGAACCTCGACTGCTTTGTACCAATTTTGTAGTTCATCCAATTCAAATCGTATAAATAAAATTTCTAGAAAAATTGTTGCGACTAATAAATATATTTTTATCATATCTCCTCCTTAAATGCCTTAAAATGATTTTTATAAACTTTTTTCAGTTCTTTTATCTGTTCATCATCCAAATAAATACCCCTTACGTTGTATTTTCTTTCAAATGTCTGAACTCCCCAATTATGTTTCTGATTGTGATGTAGTCTACACAACGAAATATACCGCCCTTCCTGTCCAGTGTCTTTTTTATAAGTTCCGTGAGTACTTGCGATTGAATCCCAATGTTCCAAATCTATACTGCTATTTTCTGTATGATATTTTCCGCATACAGCACATTTCCTATATTTCAGCATAGAATAAATATATTTTTCTTCATTCTGATGTTTATACAGCATTTGCATTTCTTCCCACATTGCTATGTTATTCTGCAAAAAATAGTCAAAAAGGAAATTGGTAAATGCCACAGCTTCAGTATTACTCATTAATTTAAGTGCCAAGCTAAAAGTATCATTCAGTTTTATAAACAACATTTGAATCTCGTCAGTTACAAAATCCATTAAATCGTTCGTGATTATATTAATTTTGCTTTCTTTCGTATAATTCTTGTCAATTATATCTCCAATTCTGTCTTTCAGCTTGCTCTCCATGTTCCTGAAAGGCTCATATCCCTTTATATTCTTTCCGCTGTGCTTGATATAAAGTTTTTTCAAGTCCTCCTTTGCCTTGTATAAAAAATAATCGGAAATGGCAGGCTTTTGCTTGCTAGTCTGCCAATTTATGTCTACTCCTTTTAACTTGTAAGCGTAGCAGTCTATGAACCAGTAAATCAGTTTTTGGTTTTCCCTGCTCATTCTTTTAGACATCTTCTCTTAGCCTTCCTTCTCTTAATAAATTTAATATTCTTGAACAAATTAGCGTTCAGCTTCATGAAATTGAAATCACTATCGTTTACTTTTATTCCGCTTAAAAGCCTCGCTTTTATTCTTTCCAATACATTCTCATCCATTTTTCCTCCATTTTCTAACTTTAAAATATAATTTCAATGTTTTTTCACACTTATAATATATTTTTATCATTCTTATTATATAAATTTTGCTATTTTTATATTTTATTTACTATTTGCATAAAAAAATCACAGCTAAATTAATAACTGTGATTTCTATTTTTTATTTTTAGAATTGCTCCAAATTAAACTGCCCAGCCCCAACGAAACAGAACTGACTATTGTGGCATAACCACTTATTTCTTTTCCTATAAAGACTAATGCAAATCCTCCAATAAGCATTGTGAACAGCAGTATAAAGCCTAAAACTTGTCCTCTTGTATTATGTTTTATATCAAATTCTAGCGCTTTTTTTCTACACAAATGAATATTTTCTTGTTCTTTCTTATCCAGTTCTTGTTTGTTTTTTAATTCATTTTCTGTCATCTTTAAAATTCTGTCAGTTGCTCCTGGACAGTTCCTCTCATAACCATCAATTACACTAGGTGGCGGAATTATCCCTGAATATTGTTCTATTTTCTTCTGCTGAACCAGCATTTCTTTAGTTTGCTTTTTATTTGCCTGTTTTTTCAGCTTGCCCATATTGTTCTACCGCTCCTCTTATTGCCATTCCTACATTATTCCAACCTTTTTGCAATGATTTTTTTACATCTTTTTCGTAAGTAAACGGATATTTTTCTAAAATATTTGAACTTGTATCACTAAATAGGCTTGCTATTCCTGATATAACTCCATTAATTTTTTTCATATCTTCTTCTCCTTCTTAGCCTGTCCTTTCTGCAACTAAATTATATCTTAAAAGTAGCAAAAGTGCAACTTTTTTTGACATTGTAAAGTAAAATATTACAAATCACAGTTATTATTCAGTTGTCATTGTCCTGTCTTCTCTTAATTTAATCCAATCCTAATATTGTGAATAATCTCATCCATATCAGTTTCATACAATTTCAAAGCTATATTATACAAATTATCTAAATGCCCAAATTTTACAGCATAATCTAATACGCTTTTACATTTATCTCCATTCTTAATTTGTTTTAAATCGTAACCTTTCCGTCTAGCTTTCAAATCTATGCCGTATGTTTCTCTAAAAACTATATATAGTTCATTCCATCTGTTGCTGAAATTGCTACCTTTGTGTTTTACGACTCTGTTTAATATTTTTTGTTTCTGATAAACATCTATGTTTTCTGTTACTCCTGCGACAACTTCTTTTTGATAAGCTAATTCAATTTTTATGTCCTGAATTTCTTTTTTGTAGTTCTCAATCATTCTGCCTTGAATCTGATTTGCTTTCATCAAAATCATTTCAGGACTGTTCCACATGTTTTCGCATTCAATAAAATATTTTCTTATTACCTTCCCTTTTTCATTGTTCTCAATCATAGCCAGTTCTTTTGCCATGCTTATTTTCATCAAATAATCTTTATAGCTGCTTTTATTCCCTTGAGCTGTTACTAAAATTTTAGTAATAGCTACAAAGTCAATGTTTTCAGTGAATCCGTATATTTCTATCCTGTTGTTGAACCAGTCATTAAATCTTGATTTTACCTCCAGGAATTTATGTAATTCTCTTCCGCTAACTACTTGCTCGTTATTTTCGTTTACTTCTATTTTTATAAGTTCGTTCATTAATATTCCTCCTGTTTTTTATTCAACAAACTGTTTTAAATTTGGTCTAAAATAATTTTTCCCTTTTAATATTTTTCCATCTTCCCTGAAAATTGCTTTCCCATTTTCAAGTTTTGACATATTGCTTTTGTGAACTTCTTCGAATGCATCACAAAAAATTTTGTCAAATTTATTCTTATAAATCTTAGCCCATATTTTTTCGAACATCATATCCCCTTCGAAAAAAATATCTTTTACAACTGCATCTACATCTCCATTGTTTTTTTCAAGTAAAGTTCCAAGATATATATAATTCATATCACATACTGCATCTAGCATTTCAATCTTGTTGTTTTCTGCTTCTGCTTCGATATATTCCTCAGCTTCCTCTATTAACAACTTATTCCTCAAATTTACTCTTTCTAGCATTTCTAGTAAGTTCATTTTTTCATAGCAAAAATATTTTTCTTGCCCAAATGCGATGTAAAACTCTTTTACTAATCCAACCAATTTATTCCATTGTTCCATTATTCCTCTAATTCCTTTCTTATTTTTGTCAAGTTTATAATATTTGTTATTATAAATTTCTCCTTAACTCTTTCATTTACCGCCATTTTTGCCAATTCCAAAAAGTCTGCTTCTGTTAAATTTTTGCTTTTAACACTTATATCAATATTCCCTTTTTCATTGACTGTCTCGTAACAAATCAAATATATCTTTTCATTCATTTTCTAATTTCTCCACTTCTATTTCCACTTTATTAAATCCACAGCCAACTAATTTCTTAACATTTAGTTCTTCTATCTGCGAATCATCTTCATAAACAATTCCAGTCATCGAATCCAAAATCGCTTTATTGTAGTTATCTATATCTCTTTTTCTTTTATCCTTGAAATAAAGCCTTATACGCACTTTCAAACTATTATCCAAAGGTTTACACCTAAATTGCTTTTTAAGCTCACCACAGGCTAAATTTTCAAAGATTTTACCCCTTTTAGACTTGTATCTCCCACTTGGTTTATTTATCCATAAAGAATTTACAGATGGTGGCATTATAGATAATTTTAGTCTAATCACTATAAATCACCTCATGTACCTTCAGGATCTTCAAAGGTTCTTCAATTTTCCAAGGACAGTCGATGTCAGCGACCAGTGTTGTCCCTTTGACAAATCTATAATAACCGTTCTGGACATCATTCCAGAATCTGCTATCCTTAATTTCTGTATTT